CCCGCGGCCATCATCCGCACGACGCCGCGATCGAGCGAAACGAGCTCCCAGTCGGTGTCCTGCTTGTAGACCGTTCCGCCGTTCTCGTGCGTGGCCTGGCCCGTGATCGCGGTCTCGTTCGCCGCGGGGGTCGCATCCACGACGAAATCGGTGTTCCCGCCGTTCAGCGTGCGGGTGACGATCGTGTAGGACCGGCTGTTCAGGATGTTGGTCAGCCCGAGCCGGTTCACCATCATCACCTTGCCCGGGGCGAGGCCCGCGACCGCGGTCTGGTCGCCCGAGAGGGTAATGGTCTTGGTGGCCGCGACGATGGTCGTGAGTGTCTTGGTAGCCACCGCACCGGTGTAGATGCCCGCGACCGCGGCGAGTGCGGCCACCGGCGTCTTCGCTGTGTCGCTATCCGTGAGCTTGATGAGTCGCCCCGGGAACCCGCGGTGGGTGACCCCGACCTTCTCGGACGCCGTCTGGGTGTACGTCTGGGGCGGCTTCCCGAGGAAGATCAGGCTCAGGTTGTCCTCGTTGAAGTTGGAGCAGACGAACTCGTAGACCTCCTCGATCGAGGTCAGCGCCTCGTCCACGAGCCGCCGCACGCCCCCCTCCGGGTCGAAGAGCGTGATCCGTTCAGGGGTGACCGCGGGTGCCACGGACTGCATGACGCCCAGGTCGATCCAGGGCTGCTGAGCGCCGTCTACGTCATCGCGTTTGAAGAGCAGGCGCGAGCCCACCGTCCAGAACTCTTGGAACCCCACGATCGACATCGCCTAACCTCCTCTCAGAACGACACGTCGAACTGAGCGTAGATGCCCTGAACTTTGAGCCCGTCGTCGTGCACGTGGACGAGGCGAGCCGTCGCGGGCGGAATGTGGAAGATCACCGAGTCGCCGGAGCGATCCTGCTCGGTCAGGAGCTGGAGCACGACCTCTTTGGCGTCCTTCCGTAGCTCCTCCTGGAGCGCGTCGCTCAGCTCCTTCGCGTCGCCTTCCTGGCGCTTGGCGAAGAGTTCGAGCGAGATCGAGGCGTCGTTCCCCATCTGCTTCTCGAGCAGGTTCTCCTCGTCCGTGATGACCGCGATCGCGCGCGGTATCTGGTCGAAGGGGAACTCGGCCCAATCGATCGCGCCCCGTTTCACGTGGTAGGCGCCCGAGCGGACCTTCCGGCAGAGGTCCACGAGGCGCTCCATGAGCACTTCCCACGAGCTGGTCGGGAGGCTCACGTGGTCCCTCCCCGGAGCCGCCCGCGAAGGACCACGAGGTCCCGGATGTAGCGGGCGAGGCTTTCAGCGAGCTCCGGCAGGTACTGTCGGAACCCGTCCCGGAGGTAGTGGCGCGCGGGGAGATCGACCTTGCGGAGCAGGAGGTAGGCGGCCTTGCCGCGGGGGAGCGTGAGCTTCCCGTCCGGGCTCTTGGGCGCGTTCTTGAGGGCGGCCTCGGGATAGAGCGCGCCGATCGCCATGCCGCGGCGGAACGGGACGAACCGGAGCTTCCCCGGGAACTGCCGGGGCCCCGTGTAGCGGGGCACCCCCGCGAAGGTCAGGGAGGACCCGCCCGGATTGACCGGCACCGCGAGCGCCTTGGCCTTCTTCGGCACGATGGTCGGGTAGGGGCTCTCGGGGCTCTTCCCACGGGTGCCGTACTCCTGGACGCCAGCGTATTGGAGGGCCGGACCGCGGAAGACGCCGACCCGCATCCCCGGCACGCCCTTCACGAGCACGCCTGAGCCCGTGATCGAGCGGGCGAGCGAGCCGGTACGGCGCTTGACCCTCTGCCCCGAGAGGAACCGTTTCGAGATGCGCCCGGCCACCAGCAGAGCTTGGCGGTTGAAGAAGAGAAGCAGGGCCTTGGCGAAGCGCGTCTTGCCGAGCTCCCGCTCGAGGTGGCGGATCAGTTCGATGGTGTCCCGCCCGAGCCGCAGCGAGATGGCCACTAGACGACCCTCCGGTACTGCCGCGCGAGCTTCGCGAAGGTCGGATGGAGGTAGGCCTCGTCGAAGGACGTGAATCCGCCGCCGGGCACGCCGGAGCCCTGGCTGCGGATCCCGACCTTGTCGCCCCCGATCCTCCGGACGTTGAACTCGCACTGGAGGAGGAGGGCCTCGAGGATGTCCGCGGGCGCCCCGCCCTCCGGGTAGCCGCCGGAGTACGTGACGCGGACCCGGTCCGGCCAGTAGCACCCGATGCGCTCGATCCGGCCCCCCTCGAGCAGCTCGTAGTTTGAGGCCTCAAGCTCATCCCATTCCGCTTGGCTGGCCGTCCGCTCCTCGACCTTGGTGATGGAGTTCACCGGCCGGCGCCGAAGCGCGATCGTCCGGATGGTCGCACCCCGCGGGGTGAGGGTCTCGATCTCCGCGGCATTCAGGACCCACTTCAGGTCCGTGACGCCTTCCCAGAGCGCCACGACTCCGTCCCGGAGGGGCACGTAGCGCGGCTCCTCCAGAGTCACACGCTCCCGGAGCTGAGAGATCGAGAGGATGGTCATGGCGCTAGGAGTGCGGCGCTGCCGCCGCGCGGATCAGGACCCGGAAGGGTCGCGAGTGGAACCAACCGGAACCGCCGAAGCGAACGGCCACCTCTCCAACGTAGACCCCCACTGTGAGCCCGTCGGCCTCGGCCTGGCTGAGCGTCGCGGTCAGCTTGGATCCGGGGATGTCGATTGAGAGATTCGCGTCCGCAGTCCGCCGCAATAGGACGGAGGTCGCCTGCCCCTGGTCTTTCTTCACGGCGAAGGTGGCGGCATCGGCCCCGGCGAGCGACTCCGCCTGGTTGTTCTCGTCGAACCCCAGGAGGAGGAGGGAGAGGGTCGAGCCCTTGATGATCTTGAGCTCTTCGGGGGGGAGCGTGCTCATCGGTCAGTCCCCCTGCTTCTCGAGCACCCGGTGGATGAACCGCCAGCGGACCTGGGGGCGCTGGAAGAGGAAACGGACCGACGGCGGGACCGCCGGTGGGGTGACCACCGGCGGCCTCGGTCCGTCTCCGTACACCCGATCCCGGGGCGAATCGCCCATGGTCTACGGGTGCATCCGAGCCCAGAACTCCTCGGTCTGAGCGGCCACCGGCGGTGCCTGGTAGAGGTCGGAGATCACGTACGCGACCCCCATGAAGGCGTCCACCGCCGCGCCGTTCGTGAAGAAGCACCGAACGGCGTCGTACTTGACCCCGTCGAAGTCCTCGAGCGCGATCGTCCCGAGCAGACGCCCGGCTTCGAGCTCACCCCCATCGTCCACTTTGGCACCGGTGACCTCGAGGTCGGCGTTGTTCTTGTCCTTGACCTTCTCCCAGGTGTTGGTGCCCCGGAGACGGCCCTTGACGCCGAAGGTCCCGTCGGTGGTCGCCGCGAACGCCCCGCCGATGGCGATGAACGAGAGCTGCCGCCCCTTGGTCCAGGGCTCGACGATGATGTCTCCGTCGATCGTCTCGTTGTTGATCGCTTCGGGAGCCAGGGCCCTCCCGACGATGTTGTGATGGAAGAAGTTGTTGCCCTTCATCGGTCCTCTCCGGTCTCGCTTTCTTGAAGGGCCGCCAAGGGCGCGGCCCTGGTTTCCGCTTCCCTCGACTACGACGCCGCCCGAGCGTCCGGGCAGACGATGATGGCTCGCGGCTGGCGGACCTGAATGTCGATCTCGCGCCGGAGCTTGATCTGGGTCTGGTCGTTGGCGAAGTAGACGCCCTTCCCGTTGTCGTTCTCGATCGTCATGCCCGCCCAGGTCCCGACGATCACCTCGTTCAGGCGGCCGTAGATCACGTCCGTGAACTTGGTCTCCGTGCTCGTGGTGGGCGCGCTGATCGACGCGCCGGGCTTGTTCGCGAACGGGATCTGCGGCGTCTCGCCGTAGGGCCCGATCCGCTCCGCCAGCCGAGCGTCGGAGAGCATCGGGTCCCCGAGGACGTAGATGCGCCCGTCGCTGGCCGGCTGCGCCGGGTACTGCTCGACCTTGAGCCGCTTCAGCCGGTCGAAGAGCGCGGGAGAAGAGACCCAGGCCGAGGCGGCGTTGGGCTTCACCTTGTCGTTCACGAGCGCGAGCTTCATGTCCGACATGTTGTCGAAGCCGAACTCGCCGCCGATCCAGTTGGCCTGGAACTTCGCGCCGTCGAGCGCGTCCACGCCCTTGACGCCCGTCTTCTTCGACTGGGCGCTGTAGACCTTGATCCCGTCGGTCTTCATGATCCCGCGCGGCTGGTGGGCGCTTCCGGCGCCGTAGGGGACCACGAAGTCGAGCATCTCCGCCGCGCTCCCCGTCATGTCCTGCTGGAGGAACGCGTCGTAGCCCGGATCGCCCATCCGCTTCAGGAAGTCGGTGACGATGACGAGCTGGGCCATCTTGTGCGGCTTGAGGACGATCTGGTCGTCGAGGGCCTCGGACTCGGGCGGGGCCTGCTTCTCGCCGACCCAGTAGGTCTTGACCCCACCGAGGAAGCGGTTGAGGGAGACGCTGCCGCCGGTCAGGTTGGGCAGGACCGTGACGCGGGTTCGGCCGGTCGCGCCGTCGAGGGCGATGAACTCGCTCTCGGCGTAGAGCGCGGCGTTGTAGCCCGCGAGCGCCTGGTCCGGGATGAAGAGCCCGCCCTTGGCGTCGTCCCCGCCCTGCTGCGCCTTGTAGACCGCGGTGGCGTTTCGCATCACCTCGTACTCGCGGTCCACCTTGTAGCCCTGGGACTTCAGCCACTCGTAGCCGAAGGCCAGAATGGCGATGCCGTTCGAGAGGGAGAACTTCGCGTCCTCGAGGCCCGGGAAGTAGAGGCCCTGGCGGCTCCGGCGGAGCTGCTCCACGATCGCCTCGTGGCCGGCCTTCAGCTTCTCGAACTCGTCGAGGACTGCCTTCACGTTCAGCTTCCCCAGGTTCTCCTCGACCGCCTTGATGCGGTCCGAGAAGCTCGGGAGCTGCCCGAGGAGGTCGCCGACCTGCTCCATCTTGAGGAGCAGCTTCGCCGCCACCTGCTCTTTCGCGCCGTTCGGTTCCATGGACCCTCCCATCACTTCGCGGCCGCGGCAGCGCGACCTTGGTCGATCGTGCGGAGCATGCGCTCCATCCGCTCATCCACTTCCTGGAGCGGGTTCGGCGCCGGCGTCCTCTCCGCATGGGCCGCGGCGCGTCCGTTCTCGTTCGCGGGGGTTTCTGCCTCACGGTCCTCGAGGAGCCCCCGAATGTCCTCCAGCCGTTGGCTGAGGCTGACGCCAATCGTCTCGACGAGCGCTAGGACCCGATCCACTTTCTCCTCGAGGCTGGAAGCCTTCGGCTCCTCCGCGGGGGGCTTCGGCTCCTCGTCCTCGTGGCGGAGGATGGGCTCGGACAGGGTCCGAGCCCTGAGCCAGTGGTCGCTGGGGAAGAGCAGGCGCGCGATCGCGAGCCAGGTATCGTCCTGCTCCTTCCAGGCCTGTTGCGCGGTTTTCCCCTGGGGGACCTCGGCGCGCTCGTTCACGAAGGCTAGGCGGCTCAACTCGCGGATGACCTCGAGGTCGAGCGGCTGGATCAGGCCCTGTTTCTTCCCGAGGGCGAGAATCGCGCCCGCGTTCGTGTTGGCCGGGAGGAGCGTGGGCGAGCCCTCGAGAAGCTCGTTCTCGTCGAGCACGAAGCCCCAGCGGCCCAGGCCGAGCTGCGCGCGCTCCTCCTCGTCCTTGACGTCGATGACCTTGTGGCTGATGAACCCGACCGAGCTCCCGCGGAGGAAGCCGGCGCGGACCTGACGCAGCACCGAGTCCCCCTCCATCGAGACCTCCGCGGTCGCGAAGAGGGAGAGGAGCCAGAGGGCGGGGCCATCCTTGCGGTCCAGGACCTTCCAGTCCATGTGCCCGCCGATCGGGTTCCCCCCCCAGTTGTGCGAGAAGGGCATCGCGGGGTTCTTCGCGAAGGTCTCGAACCGCCAGTTCTGGAGGACGATGTCGCCGTGGGCGTCCACGCTCTCGTCCGAGTACCAGTAGGGGATGACCCGGCCGGTCTTGGGATCCCCCCACCCGTCGTTCCATTCGATCCCGCGGGCCGCGGCCAACGCGCGGAGCTCCTCGAGCGAGGGCACGCCAGGCCCCTCGTTCTCCCGCCCCTCCAGAAGAAGGGCCCGGCTGCCCGCGTCCTTTTCGATGATGATCTGGCCGCTCTTGGAGACGCGATGCCGGAGCCCCCGCTCCCGCGCGAGCTCGGGCGTCAGCTCGACCACGACCGCGGACTTGAAGCCCGCGAGCAGTTCCCTTACTCGTGACATGCGTCCTCCTACTCGATGGGCACCGCGAGACACCGACAGTTCACGGTCTCGCCGACAGGCGCCTCGACATCTCCGGGGTGACGCAGCACGCCGCCGCCCCCCGTGAGCGTCATGAAGTTGAAGCCGATGTCCTGAGGGCCCGCCGCGCCGTAGGTCACGTGCGAGTCCCGGACGTTCTCGTCCCCGGCGGACACCCACTCGTGTTTCCCGAAGCCCTGGGCGCGGAACATCACGTCCCGGGCTCCATTGACGAAACCAGCGGTCTCTGTCCGCGCCACCGCGAGCGCCTTGGCCGAGGAGGCGCTGATCTCGAAGACGCGGGCGACCCGGACCCGGAGCTCCTGGACCGTCTCGGAGAGCCGGAGGCCCTCGGTGAGCTGGTTCCGCAGGTTCTTGAGGAGCCTCTCAGGGGTCGTGCTCAGGAAGCGTCGCTCCCGGACGTCGAAGAACGCCATGAGGCGCTCGTCGTCGATCTCGAAGGTCGGGATGCCGATCTCCTCGAGCGTGAGCGCATAGGCCTGCTGCAGGGAGCGGGAATAGACCGGGCGCGCGACCCCCTTGAGCTGCTCCCGGATCGCGGCGGGATCCGGCAGCACGGCCTCAAGGTCGAGCTGTTTCGTCTCCCGATCGAAGCGGCGGAGCGTCTCCTTCTGGACCCGATCAATCCAGGCGCGGTAGGCGCGCCGCATGGAGCCTTCGAGCTTCGACTGGACCTTGACGAATTCCTTCCAGGTCCTGCGGCGCTTCGGGGCCTTGGCGCGGCTCGCGGCTTCGGCGGGAGGCTCGACCGGCTCCGGCGGGTCCTCGGGAGGATCCTCTTCTTCGGGCAGCTCGGACGAGAGCGCCACGTCCAGCGGGGTCGCCAGGCTCCCGACGAGGCAGACCTCGTCGCCTTCGTACTCGGGGACCTCTAGGCCGACCACCTGATAGGCGACCCGCGGCGGACAGTGGAGCCGCTCGCCGGCGAGCTGGTCCGCCATCTTGATCTTCTCGTCCACCCCCGCGCGGAGCGCCTCGATGTCCTTGAGCTCAAACATGCCGAAGGTGTCGTCGGTCTCGGGCGCGAAGAGCGGTGACCATTCCAGGGTCGTCTCCTCGTCCCGGAACATGGGGAGGATGGTCTTGTCCCAGAGGTTCTTGTCCTGCCCGAGCTGGGTCGCGTAGTTCACGAAGTCGGTGATCCCGAGCACCGACTGAGGGACCCCCATCACCGCCAGGATTTCCTCGCGATCCCACTTGAGCTGCTGGAGGTGCTGCATGTCCTTCGGGGACAGGCTCAACGGCTTGAAGACGAAGCCGGCGGGCAGAAACGCCGTGCCGCCCTGGTTGTCTGACCCGCCGAACTGCTCCTGCCATTCCTGGAGGAAGGCCTCGCGCTCTTCCTTCTTCACGTAGGCGTCCGATTCGATGACACCCTTGGGCACGGCCTGGCGGTCCAGGAGGCGGGACTCGGAGGAGCGGATCTTCAGGTCGGCGAGGACCGATTCCGCGACCGCGTCCAGGCGGCTCTGCCCGCGAACGAGCGTGCGCGGATTGGCCCGCTTGAACTGGATCACATCGTCCAGGTCGAGCCGGATTCGGCGCGAGCTGGCGGCCTCCGGCACGAACTCGGGCGGCAGGTACCACCACCCGATCAGCTCCCCACGGCTGACGCCGGTGAGGATCGGCTCGAAGCAGTCCGGCGAGATGGGCCAGATGCGGACGGGAAGTCCATTCGGGCCCCGCTCGAGCACCCAGAAGGCTTCCCCGCGAAGCGCCATCCACAGGTGCGTCGTCTGGATGAGCTGGTTCCCGCGCTGGTATGGGTTCGGCTGATTGAGGAGCTGAGAGATGGGGTGATCAAAGTCCGGCTCGGCGCCGCGCTGGCGGAAGAGGGCCGGGAGCCGGTGCCGGCGAAGGATCGCGGTCCGGCGCTTCCCCGCGCGGTAGCGCCGGCCATCGGGCGTCCCCCGCTCGTGGAACACCAGGAACGGCGCCTGGGAGGCGACGCTGGCGATGAGGACGGCCGCGGCGAACACCCACGCGTGATTCCGGAAGGGGTCGCGCGCGCGCGTGATCGCTGGGAGCTGGATGGACGCGAGTGAGTCCAGGTAGGAGTTGAGGTAGCCGAGCAGGTCCTTTTCGCTGATGCGAGGCCGAGCGCGCCCGTTCCCATTCCGCTCGGGGAGCGAGAACGGGCGCGCGTTCGCGTCGAGGATCGTGCTCAGCCGATCGACCATGTCGCGGAGGTGACTAGTCGTCTTCCTCGTCCCAGCTCATGTGGCCGACCATGCGCAGGCTGGCCTGGATCGTCCCGACTGCCGCGATGACCAGGCTGGTGTCCTCGCCGTGGATGTCGAGCATTTCGCCGACCGATTCCACGTCCCTCTCGTTCGAGAACCGCAGATCGACGACCTTGGGCTGGTAGATGCCCGCCGCGGTGCCGTCCTTGACCGGGAAGAGCCAGGCGTAGAGCGGGTCGCCCGCGATCGTGATGCCCGACATGGAGGCCGGGTCGGGCACCGCCTTGGCCACCGCGATCGTCGCCGCAGCGTGCCGCTTGTTGCGGGCGGTCGGCACGATCGCCGTCATGGTGGCGCCGGCCTCCGTGCCCGAAGCGCGGAACAGACCGACGGTCGAAAGCGAGGTCGATGCGCCCCAGAGCTCGAGGTAGAGGCGGCGCATCACCATACGTTTCGACGCGTGATCGTTCCTGAGGATCAGGAAGATGCTGTCGTTCACGAGGGTCGTCGCCGGGGCGATGTCGAACCCGATGCCGAACGTCCCTACCGGCGGAACCTTGTCGAACTCCATGCGGTCACCTCACTTCAAGGGGCCAGCGTCAGCGGCCCAGAATCAGATCGAGCACGAGCTCCTCGTCCGCGATCACGAGCGTGGGCGGCGGCTCGGGGGGCAGCGTCTTGGTCACGCCGATGATTGGCCCGTGGGCCTTCGGTGCGGGCGGCGCCGCCGCGGGCTCCCCAGCGGTCTTCTTCTTCCGGCTCACGGCTTGATGACCTCTGACTTCTGGTCTTGGGGGTCGAGCGCCTTCTGGATCTCGCGTGCGAGCTCCGGGTGACGGCTCACCAGGGCAACGGCGATCCGCGTGACCGCGTTGTTGTTGGTGTTCAGGCGCTCCCAGACATTCCGGAGCTCCCCGGAGATGCACTTGAGCTCGGAGACGACCTCCAGGTTCGCCGCACGGTTGGCTGTCATGACGTCCTCGAGCGCCTTCCGATGCGCGAGGAACATCCGGTCCAGGAGCTTTGGACCCACGACCAGGAGCAATGCTCCCAGGAGCCCCATGGCCCCGAGCTGCATCCAGGGGGTGAGGTCGGTCTGGGCAGTGGGCAGCATCAGAGCTCCCCGGGCAAGATGGTGAGGCGCCCACGGTGCCGTCGCTGCTTTCGCATCTGCTGCGCGATCCCCCAAAGGATCACCCGATCGTCGTGCGAACCCGGGTCCGCCTCGAAATCTCCGGTCGTCTGCTTCCGGAAGGTCAGGCACTCGTCCACGAAGTCACGATCGCGGACCCAGGACGTGTCCGCGTCGAGCATGTCCGAGAGGGTGTCGAGGAGCTGCGGGCGCGTGATGGCGCTCGTGTCCCAGCCGGGCCGGGAGCTGCGGAGGTCCGCGCCCTCGTGGCAATAGAAGAGCGGCCCGCCGCGGAAGTGCGGCCGCGCGTAGCCCAACTCCTCCACCTTCTGGAGAACCGCGTGCCCGTGGTTCTGGCGTTCGATCCCCAGCAGCGCCTCGTTGTAGCGCTTACTGAGCCGGATGGCGTGCTCAGCCAGAGTGCGCGGGTTGAAGAGCCCGTGCACGGCGGCCACCTGTGCGCCGTTGTCCCGCCGGACGACGCCGACCCCGTTGGGGTCACAGCCTGGAATCCCCTCCGAGGTGTCGCAGCCCGCGCAGTACTCGAGGCCGGCCTTGGGCTCCTCCCAGACGACCTCGTAGCCGCCGGGGAGGTGCTTCCGCTCGTACTCCGGGAGTTTCGCGACCAGCCAGAGGAGTCGCTCCGTGTCGAAGTAGCAGACCCCGGACGTGAGGAAGCAGCTCACGTCGTCCTCGGGGTACTCCTGCGGGGTGAGCTTCTTGTAGGCCTTCCGGATCGCGCGGCGGAAGGCGATCTGGGGGATGGAGAGCTTGAGGTTCCGCTCCTCCTCGGTGAGGGTGTCCCGGATCTCCTCCTCAGAGTACGTGCCAGGGCGCGCGACATTCCCCGGGTCGCGGAACCACGGAAGGAAGATCGGGTACCAGTCGTTCTGGCCCTGCTTCGCCTCGGTGTAGGTCTGGCAGAACCACTCGCGCCCGTTCGGGGTCGTCTCGAGGACGATCTCCCCGTGGCTGGCGGCGCCCACGAGGCCTGCGATGAGGTCCTCGACGCGGACCTGCTCGTGGTTGGTCTTGCACCAGCGCGCGCATTCCGACCCGTGAACCCGCTGCAGCGTGTCGCCGCGGGAGGAACCCTTCCCGCCGGCGGTTCCGATGAAGAAGTAGGACCCGTTCTCGAGCTCGAGTGCGGTGCGCGAGTCGGTGATGGCGCGCGGCGCCTCGGAATCTCGGGCGTGGAAGAGGGACGCGATCCGGAAGATGCGGCGGGTGTTGTCGTCGGTGTGCGCAAGGGTGGTGACGTGGCACGCCGGCCGCGTCGCGACCATCCGGTACGAGAGCGCCTGCTCGAGCGTCGTGAACCCGCCGCGGCGGTACTTGAGGAGCAGGAACTTGTTGAACCCCTTCCGTATCGCCATCCGCTTGATCGCGAGATAGCGCTTCTGCATCGGCGTCAGGTGGAAGCTCAGGACCGGGGTGCCCATCCGGCCCGAAGCCCAGCCAGTGCCGAGCTGATCCCTCGCCTCGGCGATCTGCTCCGGCCCCAGGAACTCGTCCCGCTTGTCGGAGCGGACCTTCAAGCGCCGGCGCGCGAAGGTTACGAAGGGGACATCCCGCTTGCCGATTCGCTGCGCCTGGTCTGGGAAGGCCGCGGCCACGGCGGCCGGCTCCAGGGTGACCAGCCGATCCGCGCCAGCGCAGAAGCCGTCGAACCAATGCCCACGCGCTCGCTGGCCGGCGCAGAGGCAGGTCCCCGCGAAGCTCCCGACCACCTCGTGGGCTGGATCTCGGCCCAAAGCCTGCGCCCCATCGACGAAGAGGTGCTCGATCGAGCGGGATGGGATGGCCGCCGGCGTCTCTGCGATCCAGACCGTCCTCGTCCGGAGCCGGAGTCTCGTCACGCCCTCGACCCGGCGCGTCTTGGGGTGCGCCCACTGCTCGGCGAGGAGCACCGCGCGTCCGGGCGTGGCCGTGATGACCGCGGCCTCGCCCGCGACGGCGAAGAGGGCGAAGGCGAGCAAGACCTCGAGGGCCCGGCAATCGAGAGCGGGATGGGAGACGGCGATCCGGCGGGCGGTGCCCCAGTTTCGGGGCACCGCATCACGATAGAGCGCCGGGATCCGGAGCTTCACGCCGCTCAGGCCGCCTTCGCAGCGATCGGAACGGCAGCGTGGGTCTTGTCGTAGAGCTCGTTCGTCTCGGCCTTGACCTCGGCCACCTTGGCGTCGGTGGCGCGCTGCTTGAAGAACATCCCGATCAGTCCGATGAGGGACGTGGCGGCGCCCGCGATCGCGACGGTCGCGCCGGTCTGGGATTCCGGGGTCTTCTCCTTCTGAGCCTGTTTCAGAGCTTCGGCGGCGGCCTTCAGCTCCAGGGCCGTCTGCAGGAGCGGGGAGGGGTTCTCGATCGACACCGGCCGGTTGGGATCGGCCGGGGCCGCGGCCTCCCGAGCACCACCGAGAAGGCTGGCGCAACCGGTCCCGAGACCGCAGGCGAGGAGGCAGATCAGGACGAGCGAGAACGTCCAGCGGAGCTTCTTCACGAGCGATTCCTCCAAGGGTTTCACACCGGGTTCCGGTGTTGAGTGATATCGATGAGGCGGAAGGTCCAACCGGCCTCCTCGGTGGGCGGGAACGGCTCGCCCGCGGTCACCGTGCGCTCGATCTCGGTGCCCTGGCCGGTCTCGTCCACGAGCTCGTATTGGCCCGAGACCGGACATGTCTCGCCCGGCTTGAAGAGCTGTGCGGGAGGCGTGGCCTGCGGCGGCGGGCTGTCTTTCTTGAGGAGCACCGGCTCGGGCAGCTCGGCCGCCAGGACCGCGATCTGACAGGCGCGCGCGATCGCGCGGACGCCGCCGCGGTCATAGGGCTGGTGCTGGGCCTCGAAGCAGTGCGCGACCGTCTCCGGCGTAGGCGCGTCGCCCGCGAGGAGCTTGCAGGCGAGCACGTTCGCGACGCCCTCGAACCCCGCGCCGCATGTCCACGCAATTGCCTGCAGCACCGCCGCCTTGAGTCCGCTCTCGTTGAATCTCATCTCACCTCCAGGTCACCGACCGCCCTTGAGGACGGTCCTGGGTCCACTGTCTGGCCCGCCGCCCATGCCGCGAAGGGCGGCCTGCGCCCGCCGGGTCTCAGGCCACTCTGGATCGCAACGGCTGAGCAGCGCACGCAGCGCCGCGACGATTTCGGCAACCTCGGTCGCGCCGATTGGCCGCCCGTCGATCAGGAGCCGCAACGGTCCCTCCGTGTCCTCGTCCGAGGGCCGAGGGGACCGGCGGCGCCGCACTGACGCGCGGGAGAGCGGGGCTCGCCAAGCATGGGGCATGTCCTCAAGGACCGACCAAGGTCAGGAGCCCCATCCGCCAGGGAACGGTCGCGAGCGTCACGGCCGAGAGGTCCTCGTTCACGCGCGCGAGGTACCAGGGACCCGCTTCCGTCGCGCGCGCGGCGGGCGCGAGCCACGTCCAGGACCGGGGATCCCAGGCAAGGTCGAAGGGGCCCCAGTACCACTCATTGCAGGGCAAGCCGAGGCCGATCCGCCCGAGCGCCACCCCATCGATCGGGCTGTAGGCCACGAGCTCGTTGAGGGCCCGGACGTAGACCGGGAAATGGCCCTCGCGCCGGCGAATGGCCTGAGGCTCTGGCGGGCAGACCTCGTCGGCCACCTGCCCCGCGTACTCGAGCCCGCCCGGGATGACCCGATACCGCTGCGCGGGCGGGCCGTAGCGGGGGCCCACCTTCCCGGCCCCGATCCAGACCTCCGGGCCCTGCGGCGTCTGGACCGAGGCGAGGCAGCGTCCCCAGCCGAGCGCGGCGCCATCGCCGTCGCTGCGCCACCAGGCCCCGGTCGCGGGGTCGAGGAGCGCGAGCACTCCGCCCACGGGCTCGAGTTCCAGGTCCAGGAACGCGATCAGATGGCCGGCGCGCGCGACCGCCCCGGGCAGGATGCCTTCGAGGAGGTGGACGGGCGCGGTCGGCGACTGCCCGTCCCAGACGGTCACCCGCCCGTGCTTCCCTGCCTGATCCTGAAACGCGGTCGTGAGCACGAGGCCGATCCCGTCCAGCCAGCCGCAGCCGTCCGCCACGGGGAGGAACCCGAGCCCCGAGTCGGGGGCTTCCACCTCGAGGATAGGATCACCGCCCGAGCCACCGCCTCCCGGGAGGAGGTCCTCGAGGACGCGGACGGAGAATCGGTGCGGCACCCCGTTCGCGAAGGCCACTCGGCTCCCGGGCAGGGCCCAAATCGCCGGATAGGGCGTGATCGGGATGGGGAGGTCCTGGAGCTGCATGGTCTCGGCGTCTAGCGCGACCGCGCGGGCGGGCTCCGGGAAGTGACGTGGGTTCAGGACGACGAGGACCGGCGGGTGCTCGCCTAGTCGAGGAGCCCCATGGAGGAGGCCCACGAGGAAGAGGAGGGTGAACAGGAGAGGGGTGTGGCGCATGGCGGCGCGATCCGTAGGTGGGGCCGGTTCCGCATCGGACCGGCAGGACGAGGGGCTCTTGCGAGCCGCTCCAGCGCCCCCCGGGAGTGGGGGGCACGCCGCCTCATGCTGTGTGCGATCGGGCGAGCACCACCGATCGCGAGCCGGGGCCGCAGGTGCTCCAGATCGTGTAGCCCAGCTCTGTAACTTCGGAGGGTATTGACAACCCGGAAGGTGTCAAGAGGTCAGTCGATCGTGATCTCCACTTCCGCCTCGGTTTCGGCACCCGTGAGCTTCAGCACATCCCGGATCAGCTCCTGCTGGAGCCTCAGGACCTGACCGGTCAAGGGGCTATCGGCAGGTACGCCGCGGCGTCGCACGGTCGAGCGGATCACCTTGCCGTCCGCCCGGCGTTCGATCGACTCGACGCTGTCCTCGAAGCGCTGCGGCTCGGCGCCGGGCTCGGTGGCCTGCTCGACCTTCTTCATCAGGCGCTTCCGGGCCGAGCGGAGGGCCTTGAGCTGCTCAAGGACCTCCTGCTTGGCGAGCGTGACCAGCTCGTCGGTGAGCCGGGCCCGCGCCGCCTTCGCCGCCTCGTCGATCCCGGCCTGCCGCGCCGCGTCCCATTTCTCCCGCTGTGCCCGCTTCCAGACGTCGCGTGCGTGGATGCGGAAGCCCAGCTTCCGGTACTCCCGGGCGAGTCCTCGCTGCGTCACCATGGGGTCGGTGACGTAACGGAGCTGGAGCTCGTGCCAGGGAATCCGGCGGGACTGGCCCACGGGGTTTGACCTACCTGAATGGTAGCTCCGGCTGTGCTTTCCGCTGGGCAGGAAAGAGGGCCCGTGGCTCGATCAAGAAGGGCGCGGCGGCCACCAACTCCTGCACCACCACCTTCCGATGGCACCGATCGTAGTCCTCGCACGCGCACATGAGGACCACCTCTTGGGAATCCATCATGCTGAGTACGCGCGCGACTCCGACTCCTGGGTCCAGGAGCTGGATCGGACCGCCGCGGTAATTCACGTTCCCGAGTTCCGGGACGTGCACATAGAGGCTGCCGAGCGTACGGACGAGCTCCTCCTTCCCCCACTGGCGGGTGTGCGGCTGCATGCGGACATCGACGAGGATTCCGTTTCGGAGCGCCCACAAAGCCACCGTCACCTCCGACAGAGCCCGGCCTCGGTAGCCAAAGTGGTAGATGACCGCCATCTCAGACCAGCACCCCGGCCGGTGCGAGCTTCCTGCGGTCCAGAGGCCACGCCCGTGCGATCTCGCCATCGAGCTCTATTCCCATCTCGGTCCGAATCGCCGCGCTCTGCTTGTGGAAGAAGGCCACGTCGGCGAGCGCGCACGCGGAGCGGATGTCGCGCGCCCACTGCTTGTCCTCGGCGCGGAAGCCCGGGCCCGACTCACCCCCGTAGATCACCCACTGCAGCCCAGAGAGGTCCAGCGCATGCGCGAGCGGGCCCAACGCGGGTTCGTAGCTGACGAAGTGCACCACAGCCGGAATGCTCCGGAGATGATCCGCTCGCGCGATGACGCGCTCGTCCTCGATCGACGTGCCCAGCCAGACGTGCGGCCAGCCCGCACCCCAGTCGGGAGGCAGGTTGTCCTCGATCCGCTCGGGCCGTTTCGTCAGGAGCTGCCAATCGAGATTCGGCGTGCGGCGGATCAGGTCCCAGAGGTCCGGGCGCCAGGCGTTGGCCTGGGGATGATCCTCGAACACGTCGCAGAGCGAGGCGCAGAAGACGCGGAGAGAATGGCCCGCGCGCTCCGCGTCGCGGTTCCACTTCAAGGGCTTCTTCCAGTTCTGGGGAGAGGTCCTCTGGCGCCGTCCGTTTCGGCCCCAGACCGAGAGGCCCATGCGGTTCGTCGTAAGCGTCTCGGCGTAGCAGTTGGCGCACCCAGCCGAGACCTTCTCGCACCCCATCCACGGGTTCAGCGTGGCGTCGGTCCAAGCGATCCGCGTCTCCTCAGCCATCGGCGCGCGCCTCCAGGGACGCCGTTTTCCGGGCGGCCTGCTCCCAGCGACGAACGATCCCGTCGCACCGGGCCGGGTCCGACTCCATCGCGAAGACGCGACGCCGCGACTGCTCGCCGGCGACGATCGTGGTCCCGCTCCCGCAGCAGGGATCGTAGATGATTTCCCCCTGATCGATCAGCGAGGCCAGGAGCAACGCGGTCTCGACCGGCTTCGAGTGGAAGAGGTCCACCACGCCCCCAATCGACTGGATCACGCTGTGCGGTCGGCCGTTGCTCGCGAGCTTCACTCGGGAACGAACCAGCGGCACCGGATCGACGGTCGGGTTCATGGCACCCTTGCAGAGGAGCCAGACCGAGTCGTGCATCTGGCAGAGGAGGCCCTGGCCCTGTCGGGCGTTGCCCGTGACCACGAACTCGTGGAGCACCGGGAAGCTCCGGGCGAGCTTCGCGCCGAAAACGATGCGCGAGGTCTGACGTCCGAAGAGGGCGATCACGCGCGCGGGAACCGTCGGGAGCGGCCAGCGGTCGTACTCCTCCTCGAAGGGCGGGTCGAAATAGATCGCCGCGGGCGGGATCGTCAGGAGGCGGTCTACGTCCCCCGGTTCCGTCGAATCGCCACAGAGGAGGCGGTGCTCGCCCAGCTCCCAGAGGTCACCCGGTTTCGTGCGCGGGTCGGAAGTCGGCTCGGAAGCCGCCTCCTCCGGGGCCGGGCCTGCGAGCGCTTCCACCTCGCCCTTCAGGCGCTCGAACTCCTCCGTGGAGAACCCGACCCCCTCCAGCGATTGGCTGGCCTCGAGCTCGGAGAGGATCGCCTCCAGGGCGGATAGGTCCCAGTCCCCATCCTCTGAGGCCCGGTTGAGCGCGACCGCGAGTGCGCTGGCCTGGAGGTCGTCGAGCTCGACCTCGACGACGTTGCAGTCGGTCCACCCCAGCCGCGCCATCACCGCGAGTCGCCCGTTCCCGCCGATCACCCGACCGGTCCCCTTCTGGACGACGAGCGGCTCAACCTGGCCGAAACGTTTCAGGCTCTCCTCGATGTGTCGGAGGTTCTGCCGGGAGTGCGACCGAGGGTTGCGCTGGTCGTACTTGAGGTCCTTGAGGGTGACCCGGCGGATAGAGGTCGTCTTCATACTGGCCTTTCACTTCACCTATGAAGTATACTCCACGTTACTACATAGCCAACCACGTTTAGGCGGAAAGTCCCTGGAGGTCGATACCCACACCATGCGCTACTCCGACACACCCCCAGCCAAGGAACGGATCGAGGCGGCGATCGATCAGGCCCGCGCGGCGAAGCTCGGTCCGTGCCTGATCTGGCCCTGGCAGATCGAACCGGGCGGCTATGGGGTCCTCGTCTTGGGCGAGAAGGGCCGGAAGGTCCACCGCCTGGTCTACCAGCGGCTCAAGGGCCGGATTCCGAAGAACCAGGTCGTGACCCATTCCTGCGGGAAGCGCGCCTGCTATAACCCCCACCACCTCGAGCTCCGAGGAAGTGGACCTCCGATCCGGAGCCGCGACGGGAACGTGCGGCGGCTTCGCGCGATCCGGTTCAGCGATGGCGAATGGGGCTGGCTGCAGGAACAGGCGGAGGGCAAGGGCGTAGGGGTGAGCGAGTTCATCAGGGAGCGGGTGCTGAAGGGGATGGCGGTTGGATGAGTGGGAAAGCCCACGGTTTTTGGAGGAAGCCATGAACACGAAAGACCTCGAAGAACTCATGATGAAAGCCAGAAATTACGGCACGCCGGTCGCCGTCCTAGACATGGGCGGCCAGATGCGAGAGATATGGTTCCGTCGTGAAGATGCTCTGGGCACCCTCCTCACCGTCGTGCGAGTGCAGCTCAGTGGATCCAGAACCGAATCGGGAATTCAGGACGTGAAATTCCCTCAACCAAAGTAGCTCTGGGGTTACCTGACCGGTGCTAATGGAACTCTGGAAGATAGGTACGTGACGCAATGGCTGGAAAGAGAGAGAGCGCGCAGAAGAGAAAGCAGAAGCAAGACGCCTTGACCGTCGAGACGGCCAAGGACGCCTTGAGCCTGTTCAATGAACGAGTCTCGAAGATCGACGGGTCGCGGTTCATCCAAATCCTGCGAGCCGGTAACGCCAAGGCGCGCGTATGGACCGATGCGGAAGGAGTCGTACACGGAGAGAGGACCGGGCCTGATTGGGAAGCGATCGAGAACGCCACCACCACACTCAGGGCGTTCGTCCATGACGGGGACGGCATCTCCTTTGGTTGCCTCGCCGAGATCTACGAGACCTTCGTCAAGGACGAGGCACTCTTGGAAGGCTTCCGTGGCGCCAGGGCCGCCGTTCAGAAGACCATGGCGAGCTACGTCCCATTCGAGTTCAACTTCACCAAGTTGACCTTGAAGGAGCTCTTGGAGTCCTTCCAGTACGGCGAGGTGATTCACGTCGAGCAGAGCAAGCGCAAGACATTCCAACGTCTCATGAGTTTCGGACCGTTCACGGCGCTCTACGAAGGAACCCTAGTGAGCGTTCTGATCTTCCTGTATGAGGCAGCCCTGGCAGTGCGGGAGATGAACCACGCCGCGCTTCGACTCCTCGACAAGGGGCCCAAGTAGGGCATACATAGGGCCAGCCTCCCTGCAGAAGCGAGTGCAATATGGACTTCTCTATTCCATCAACGTTGCCACGGATAGGAACACCGGAGTCTGAAGTTCTTGAGATAAAGGGAACCGGCTACGCAGCGACCGATAAGCAGCGTCACGAATTGGCTACTGACATAGTTCAGTTCAGCAATCATCGTGGAGGCGTCCTCTACCTCGGTATTTCCGAGGATGCTGATGGCCGCGTTGCCTCATATCAAGGAATACCTGATGCCGCGGATCAGGAAAAGCGAATCAGGGATACAGCACTGGAACGAATAGAGCCTAGCCCGCGATTCACCAGTGTGCGACTCACAACTCCCGAAGATGGGGCGGTACTGGCCATTGCTGTTGCTCCATCACTCGTTCTGCTTGGTGTGCGCAGCATTGGCGATATCCCTGCGTACACCTTCCCTTATAGATACCTGAATCGGAGAAAGTACTACACTCTTTCGGAGTACATTGCTTTGGATTCGCGCGAACGTCGAGCGACAGTTATGCTAATGTCTGTGCCTCATACAAGTTGGTCTAACAAGATAGTACTTGATTGCGCACGTGATTCGCGACCGAATGCCTATAACCATGACGACAAATGGTCTATAGTCAAGGTCCACAACCACGTTATCGAAATCAAGGACAAGCTCGGGCATCACGCCAATCTGCCATTGTCATTCATCGAAGATATCTGGCCAAGTGATCCATATGGTGAGTTCACATTCTCGGTGTCAGCTTCAGTTACAACGAAGGATGACAAGAACGTGAGAACGATCCGTTTTCACAGAGCTAGGTCGTAAGGACCTACGCCTAGGTTAACTTCGGGATACTCCCTCTTGGCGTCCACTATCGGTCGCCGCCGTCCGCTGCTCAGATGACTCATCCAACCCTTCGGCTCGCCGCTCGCATCCCATTCGTTCATCGCCGCGACCGCAGCTTCGGGCGTCTCGTATCACCAGCAGTCGTCGTAGCTGTGTTTGATCGGGTCGGTGCCCACGCAGAGGCGCGCCCGCCCGTAGAGCAGCGCGTCCACGTCGATCTGGCGCCCGTCCGAGAGGACGCGAGAGGCGAGGATCATCGAGAGCGTCTCATGAAGAGGACCGAGCTTCGCCGATAAGGTTCAGAATGAAAGACGTCAGGGATCGGTGCGCCTCTTACGCTCTCCAGTGGGCTTGGTCTGTAGAAGCGGTTTCATAACCGGTCGGTCGCAAGTCCGGATCTGAAGGAGACTTAGAAGGGCCTTGTACGCGACGCCTCTCTCTGCTAATTGTCATGCGGAGGGATTTCTGCATGGCAAGAGGCGGCGTACGGTTGACCGACAAGCAGTGGGCCAAGATCGAGCCACTCCTGCCCCGAACCAAGAGGGGGCGGCAAGGTGGCCGACCGTGGATTTCTCATCGGGCGGTGTTGGACGGGATTCTCTGGGTTCTGAAGACGGGAGCGCGCTGGCGAGACTTACCCGAGGGGTACCCGAGCCCGTCCACCTGCTGGCGACGGCTCGCGCGCTGGGAGGAAGACGGAACCTGGCTGGCGATCTGGAGGGCCTTCCTGGGACAGCTCAACGAGCGCGGGCGGCTCGAGTGGGGAGAGTCCTTCATCGATGCCACGTTCATGCCTGCGAAAAAAGGGGGTCCGCAGTCGGGAAAACTAAGAGGGGGAAAGGCTCAAAGTGCATGGTGGTGGTCGACGGCCAGGGTCTTCCTCTGGGAGTATCAGTTGCCTCCGCCTCACCGGCGGAAACGACGCTCGTCCACAGCACGCTGAAGACCATTTCCGTTCCCCTTGGAGGCCACGGACACCCTCGACCGAAGCCCACGCGTTTGATCGCTGATCGCGGCTACGACAGCGATCCACTCCGGCGCTCCCTCGCCCAGCGCGGGATCCAGCTGATCTGCCCCTACCGGAAGAACCGCCGCGTCCGCCGATTCGAAGACCGGCGCGTGCTTCGACGCTACCGCCGACGATGGATCGTGGAGCGAACGATTGCCTGGTTGGGCTCCTATCGTCGTCTCCTGGTGCGCCATGATCGCTCGCCCCAGATGTTTCTCGCCTTCCTCCACGTTGCCTGCGTCCTCATCACGCTCAACCGGTTATGAAACCGCTTCTAGAGAATGAAGCCAAGATCATCGAACAGAGCAATTCCCATCCGGATAGATTCATCCACGCCACGCTCTTTACCTTTTCCCTTCGCGGGTTGTTGCGCGCCGCCAGCTATGCAAGCATGAACGTAGAGCGTGAGCACTCTGCTCGACTCACCCAAGCGATCAACGATTTCAAGAAGGCTATCCCTGCTCTTGAGATAGTCCGCAATGCCCTAGAGCACTTCGACGACTATGATCAAGGGAATGGGGACGATCAGAAGAAGAATGGGAACTGGCCATTCAGGATTAACTGGGACAATTCCAACGGGGTCCTCACTGTTGGTCCCGAACGATCTTTGTCCATCCCCAAAAGCCGTGAAGCCGCTAACATCTTGCACCTCGCCATACAAACGGTTTGCGCGGCCGGTCGGGGCCTTCCACATCCTTATCGCAGTTGCATCTGATCCAACTCTTGTAAGTAGCGCGAGGCTGCCCGATGCGGAACCCAAGCGACCGGGCGACATCCATGCGGGCACCGCATCGCCTTCACCATCCCGAACAGCCGGCAGATCAGCGGCCGGCGGTCGTAGACGCGGCAGCGCTTCGTCTCAAGGTCCAGCGCGGCGCACCGAGGATCCCGGCCGGCCTCGACCGCTCGGTTCAGCTCGACGCTGAGCGCGCTCAGGAAGGCCCGACCGCGTAGGCGGCCCGTGGAAGCGGATTCTCGGATGCGCGCCGCGTCCTCCGGTGCAAGGAGCTCGCATACCCGCTCCTCCTCGATCTGGGTCATGGGGACCGGCCCGCAGGAGGCATGGCAGAGCCCCTTGCAGTACAGCGCGGGGAGGCGGGCGTAGACGTCGTCCGGGGTCACGGCTTCCGGGGCTCCTTGGGTCTGTTGAGGGCTATCCGCCAAGAGGGCTGCGTCGCGCTCTGCCCAGCGCCGGTGCACGGATCCTCGTCGTCTCCCGTGCAGTATTCGCACCCCTCACACTCGATCTCCCCGTGCCCCAGGCAGGCGCCGCAGACACAGAAGTCTCCGCCGCAGCCTTCGCAGACCAGCACCCCCAGCCCGCCGCAATCGGGCGGGAACTCGCAGATGCACGCGGGTCGTGGGCCGGTGCTCACGCTCTCCGTCTCCTCCCTTCCCTGAGCGCCCGTTCGACCAGGTCCCAGACCGGCCGGGACCGAGCGTGCCAGAACCCGCGCGTGGCGCATCGGCCGTCCAGACCTCCGGCGAGGGCGCCCGCGCCCGTGAAGAAGAGCGCGAGGTAGCGGTCCGCACGGGCCCGCACGTCCACCCGCCCGATCTGCATGGAGGCGACGGAGCGGCGCTTCTTCATCCGCCCGCGGTAGCGCTCGGCGGGCGAAAGGAGATCCACGCTGACCGTGACCACGAGGTGCCGGAGGCGCAGGCAGCGCCGGATGGCCTGCGCGAAGTCGTAGGGCTTCATGGGCGGAGCTCCTGGCCCAGGAACGGGACCTCGAGGTTGATCCGCCGGCGGGCCATCGCCACGTAGCGGGGGTTGAGGTCGATCCCGACGAAGGACCGGCCCTGCTCGAGCGCGACCACGCCCGTTGTCCCGGATCCCGCGAAGGGGTCCAGAACGACGGCGGGTGCGGACGGAGCCTCGCACTTGCAGACAGGCGCCCAACCGGCCGTGCGCCGCTTCCGGAGGCTGTTCAGGACCCGCCGCTTGATCGAGTTCGGCGCCTGTGTCGAGCCGGCCGCCCCGTAGTCCTTGAGCGACCGTCCTGCGTAGGTCCTGTTCTCGTCCGCGCCGCAGGCCCGCTGATGCTCGACATCGTGAGGCCCGAGCTCGAGGACCCGCGCGAGCTGCTTCCCGCATTCGGCGCACGCCCCACCATCGGACGTCCCGAGGAGGATGCACCGGCGCGCGAGCTCCGGCGGGAAGGTCGCGGTATGCGCCCCGCGGAAGGCGTGGGTCGCGATCTCCCAGACGTCCCGGAGCGCGCGGCCGCTCCGGTTCCAGTACCGATCCTCCGGGTTCTCGTCGTGGTCCAGGTTGCCGCGCGGGCGGAGCGATTCATTCCCGCGGAACTGCCGCTTCCCCTGCTTGCGCCGGCGGTGCTTGAACGGGGTCTGATGCGGCTCCCGGAAGTCCTCGCCGTCGTAGTAGTAGCTGCTGCGACGGGTGAGGAGGAAGCCGAAGTCGTGAGCGCTCGCGGGTCGATCGCGTGCGGGCTCAGGTCGGGGGTTCTTCTTGAACCAGATGATGTCCCGTCGGAGGAGCCACCCGTCGGCCTGGAGCGCGAACGTCACCCGCCAAGGGAGTCCGATCAGCTCCTTCCGCCGGAAGCCTGGGAGACGGATGCGCCCCTTGGCGCGGCCGCGGTAGGTCCACGTGCCGCCCTCGCCGCCCCCCCGGCCCGATTCGTTGAAGATGTCCCCCATCCAGACGAAGAGGGAGCCGTCCCGCCGGAGGACGCGCCGCACTTCGCGGAAGGACTCCACGAGAGCCGCGAGGTGCTCCTCTAGGGTCTCCTCCATCCCAATCTCCCCAGGACCTCCGCCGTAGCGCCGAAGGCCCAGGTAGGGCGGTGAGGTCACCACGCAGTGCACCGACTCCTCGGGCAGGGTCCGGAGCTGCTCGCGGGCGTCGCCCTGGAGGAGGCACCAGGTGGGCCCGGTCACGAGAAGAGGACCCCCGACGCGCGCACGGTCCCCCGCTCGGTCTGCACAAGCCGACGCGCGGCGAGCCGCTGGATGAAAGCATCCCGCGAGGACCGCTTGTAACCGATCGGGTCACCCAGCTCCTCGCGCGCCACGGCCTCGGGGTAGCGCTCGATCAGGAGCGCGAGGATCCGCCGCTCCCCTTCGGGGAGGCGCTCGAGCCAGTGCCTCCGCAGCTCGTCGCCGGTCGGGAGCGGGCGGAAGTCCGAGGGCAGCGCATCCATCCCAGAATCGGTCACGTTGATCCGGTCCCCGACCGTGCCCACTAGGCCCGCGGCCGAGAGGCGCTGCAGGTAGGCGTCTCGGCTCGAGCGCTTGTAGCCGGTCAGGACCGAGAGCTGCTCGCGGGTGACCCCACCCTGTGTGCTGTGCTGGGCGATCGCGGTCAGGATGCGAGCCTCGCCCTTGCCGAGCGCGCCGGTCGGTTGTGCAGGTTGGGCACCCTTCCGATTCAGGGATTCATGAATTCGTGAATCGGCGTGGAACCTCATCGCCTTCAGGGGTTTCGCCACGTGCACCGGACCGAGAAGCGTTTCGTAGGTACGGCCTGCGTGTCCGCGAAGGCTCGTCACCGCTTCCTGGATCGGGACCAGGACCTCCCGGATGCGCTCCGTGCGCTTCGCCTTGAGCTCGGCCTCGTGGTCGATCGCGTCCACTAGCGATCCCAGGGCTCTCTCGAGGCGGGTGAGCTGGGGCTCGCGAAGCACCGGCACTTCGACCCGCTTCGGTGGCGCCGGCGCCGGAGTCGCGGTGCGCGCGGCCTTGAGCTCGCGTTCGAGCTCGCGCACCCGGGCCTGCGCTGCCTGCAGCGTGCGGATCTCGTCCGCGGCCTGCTGGGGGAGGTCCTTGAGCTCTGACGCGACCTTCTGGATCGCCTCGGGCGGGGGTGGCGGCTTCTGCTCGTGGCGTTCCCCGGCCTTGGGGTGCGTCGTGCGCGTCTCCCCCACCCGGAACGGGAGGACGTCCCGGTGCCCGAGCGCGGGCCCGAACGCCAGGAACGTCCCGGGCTCGAGCTGGCGGAGGCCGAGGCGGCCCTCGCGGCCGGCGATCCCGAGCGTGTCCGCGGCCCGCTTCTGGTCGACGTCGAGCGTGATCCCCCCGATGAACACGTTCTTCGCCTCGGCGGCCGCGTCCTTGTGGAGCTTCGAGAGGCGCTGCGTCGCCAGGATCCCGCAGAGCCCGCGCTTCCGCCCGCGCGTCATGAGTTCGATGACCGCGCTCGTGCTCTCGGATTCCCCTGCGCTCTTCTCCGGGCAGAAGAGGTGCGCCTCGTCCACCATAACCAGGACCGGCGCGTAGAGGTCCTTGGGCAGATCGACCAGGGCCTCGAGGAAGAGGCGCGCGAACGAGCGCCG